GGACGGCCGCTGGGGAGCCGCCCTACTTGGAAAATGTCCTGCGAATTTACAATAATGGGTTCCTCTCCAGTAGTTTTACCTGTAGCAGGATTATGGAATAAGACTCTACCTTCTGGGGAAATCTGCACAAGAAGACCCTCCATCCCGTCAAGAGTATCAGTGTCACCAATTCTATGGCTCCACGCCCACTTACCCTTTGTTCTCAGTAGTTTATCTCCCCACGCTTCAAATGCGGGTTTGTTTGATGTGGGGGTGATAGGATAGCCAGATACCATATTTTAATTGTCGAGTTTAAACTCAAATTTAATCGCTTTTTCTACAAAGGCAACAAGGCATAACCCATCTATATAAACTCTTTTATATAGCCCATGTAGTTTATTCTAATTTAGAATAAACTACATGGAGTGTTTATAGAACTTTTCAACCTGCTCAGATTCCCTCCAGTTCCACGCCTGAAAGGGCGGTCGCCATATTTTTTATCGAGCGCCTTTGGCGGTGCGTCTGCCCCTTGGTTCCTTCTTCGGGAGGCTCGACTGCGACCAGACCGTGCCGTTGACGCGCCACATCGAGGCAAAGGAAAGCCGCGTCTGCCAAGTCAGGACTGCGCCCATATCGGGCTTTGAAGTCAATTTTACCCTCAAGTTTCATCCGTAAGGTTGACCCCTTGACCATGTCGTAGTTCCGGCCTGTGATCTCCTGTGCCAATACATGGTCAATACCGAACAGTTGCTTCGTCCTTACAAGCTCTTTGCCAACGAACCAAAGCTCTGTTACCCTGTTCACGAATAACTCATGCCCCATGAGCTTACTGCTTGCGCTCGCCCTGCGATCTGATGCCTTCCCACCGAACGACACACGAAGAAAATCATCTGACCACTCCCCAGCAAGGAGGTCACATAAAGGAGACCCAGCCCCTGTTGAGTCTACCCCCAAGTCTAGAGCCTTCACCCCACGCTTCTCACACTCACGGCGAACCTGCTTCACAATCTGATATGATCTTGGGGTACTCTTGTTGGTGGCATCGTCCATAAGGTGTAGGGATTCCCCTAGTTCGCAGACATACTGTCCGGTTTTATCGTAACCCACCTTACCAAAGACCAACATACAGCGGTCACCTGAGTTCGTGAACGCGGGGTCGAAGCCGCATATGGATATAGGAGTGCCTTCCCAATCCACCTTATTCATTGACCCTGATTGAGCGAGTTCTGCCTCAGAGTAGACTCCCTCAGTCTCGTCACTGTCAAAGAACACGGCGCGTACCATCCGCATATAACCCCTACTGTTCTGCCCAAGGAGCGCCTTATCCTCATTCAGCTTCTCAACGGTGGGCAACCAAGGGTAGATAACCTCATTCGCCACCACATTGGGTGACCTCTCTGCATCAAAGCGGATGTATTTACCACCCCATTTTGTCTCCCACTCGTCGGCTGTGTTGGTATCTATAGAGTCCCAACCTCCTTTAGGTTCCGAAAAGACCCCGAACGCATCAAAGCGGGAGGCCGGATTAGACAGGGCAACCAGCGAGAATGACGGGTTTTTTGATAAATTGGATAAGGAAGCATGGAGGATGCTTTCACTGAGTTCCGACATTTCGTCGCCTATCAAAATTACCTTTTTTTGTTTAATGCCGATGAGCTTGGAAATTGCCTCTTTGGTTCTGCTACGCTCTGCGGCGACGAGTGACAGGCCAGCGCGTTCAATAATGTTACCAGTTTCAGTCACATAACAGGCACTCCCAATACTATCCCGAATTCGGATAGGTACCATCTTTTCAATGGGCAACAACAGGCTTATGACCGAACCCCAGATACGCTTACGGGCTTCGCGCAATGTTGTCGAGGTCAGGAGGATCAGCGTGTCGCGGGGTTGGGCGAGCCAGTTTAGTACACCCCACGCCGCCAGAGTATGACTCTTGCCACTACTGGCGGCACCACCGATACACACATACTTGTTCTGGATCACCGCCCTGATCATTTCCTCCGCCCAAGGATGGCGCATCATCAATGGCTCTGGTGCATAATCGGGGTTGTTGAACAACTCATCACACAAACGCCAGAAGTAATACTCCTTCGCTTTATGCCCAGTATGGTTAGCAAAACCAAACAGCAGGGCAGTAAGAGTATTTGTCGGAGGTATAACCAAACCCCCAACATCCATACGCTTCTTGGAATTTATGCGCGGTTCATATGCAAACTTCTTTTTGCTCATGCTTGATTAAATATAATAATAACCGTAACGTTAAGTGCTTTGATAAAAAAGTCTAAAAAATCTGTCCTGTTAAAAAGGGCTGTAGAGCTATATAACGAGGGATACCAGCTTGTTAACATCTGCAAGGAACTGGATATTAATTCCTCAACCCTGCGCCGTTGGTTTCGTAAAGAGGGCATTGGTGCGGGGGAAGATAACTCAAAGCCAAAGAGTCCTGATCCCCTGCATAACGCGCTTGAGGAAAACCTTGAGAAGAAAACTGATGACGCTATAAAGATAGCCAAACACGATGCGCGGGTAGAAGAGGACGCGGCAATGATGGAGATCGCAGAGTCCCAGAGCAGTCCCGCTGAAAAGTACCAGAGCTATATAGCGGCGGCGGGGATAAAGATATTACGCGATTCCATTAAAAATCTCCGCGGCCCCCGAAGCGTGAGGGAGTTATCAGAACTGGATCAACTCATCAGACGCAACATGGGGCTGAACGCCAAGACGGCTGGGGGCGGGGGTAGGCTACAGATAGATATCAGCATCCTCAATAACGCGAAGGCCGACAGGGGCAAAGGATCAGTCAATATCAGCGAAGGAGAAATCATCGATGCCGAAGAAACCAAATAGTGCCGAAACGGAGGAAGACGCGGAGAGCGTGTTGCTTCTTTACTCAGGTCTTGAGGATGCCTTCATTGGCACAGTCGAGCAGTATGGACGACCCCCCATTGCGTGTTACTCGAAAAAGATAACTCTCCTTACATTGGAGCAAAACTTTCGCCTGACTCCCCGCCAAGCAATAGAGCAGTTCGAGTACGAATATCTCCAGAATAATTTTGAAGAAGCAACGCCCTGTTTTCTGGATGACACATCCGATAGTGCCTCCCTGTGATAGTTGGAGTTGATAACGGTTTGGACGGGGGCTTGGTAGCGATCTCGCGCCATACAGGAGGCATCATCGATAAAGCCGTCATGCCCACCCTACCGCGTTTGGGTAAACGGGAAGTGGATACCCGCCGCGTCTATGAATGGTTGATGTCTCTTGAGACTCCGTTCCTGTTCGCTATCGAGGAACCGCTCCACCATGCGCGGTCTTCACAAGCCGTGCGCTCAATGGCACTATCCTTCGGCAAGTTGTTAGGGCTGGCAGAGAGCCGACAATGGGATGTGAGTTGTGTGAGCGTACATAAATGGCAACGCGAATTGTTGGGGAGGCTCCCGAAAGGGCAGACAAAGAAGGCCGCATTTGAGAAGGCAGTGGAGCTTGCCCCTGATGAATGCTGGCGTAAGAGCAAACGCGCCACCAAGCCACACGATGGGCTGATCGACGGGTTCCTGATCGCCCGTTACCTGTTCATAAAAACAGTTGGAAATTTCTGAAAGTTTTTCCCAATAGTTTTTATGAACACTGTTCATAAAAACAGTTGGAAATTTCTGAAAGTTTTTCCCACTAGTTTTAGGAGATAAGATATTCAATTCTTTTCTGGACAGCCTTCCTGTCTTGCTGTAAAGGAGACAACGATGAAAACACTATTTCCGAAACAGACAGAAGCTCACGACTTCTTCGTATCCAAGCTGAATGAGGGTAACTCAACCATCGACACATCTGCTGTGGGGACGGGGAAGACTGTAGTCGCCGCACATATATCCAATACTTTAGGGTGTCCTGTAGCGGTGATCTGCCCCAAGTCCGTGATCCCTGCATGGGAGCGGGAGCTAGAGGAGACAGGCATCAAGCCCCTGTTCGTTACCAACTACGAACGAATCCGTATGGGGAAAGGGGTTCATATGAGCAAGCAGGGCAAGAAGCTCATGCACTGGCATCTGCCCGAAGGCACCCTTGTCCTCGTAGATGAGATTCATAAATGTAAAAGCCCCTTCACCCAGAACGCCCAGCTAGTCATTAGCCTGATCCAGCAGGGCTTTCGTGTCCATGGGATGTCCGCCACTGCGTGTGAAGACCCGACCGAAATGAGAAGCATTGGATATATGCTGGGGCTTCATTCGCTGGCAAAGTCTATTCCAGCCTCTCAAGAATCCCCCGCAAAATCCAGTTGGTACTCTTGGATGTTGCGTAACGGGTGTGACCAAGACCACTGGGGCAAATGGTACCTTGAGGACAAGAGCTTCTTAGGTGTCCTGAAAGACCAAATATATGGTGTCACAGGTCACCGTTTAACGGTGGCAGACTTCCCCGATTCTTTCAGGGCGAACAGAGTATTTGTCGATCCAATCAACTTTGCGGGGGCTAAGAAAATAGCCAAGGCTTATAACGAACTGGGGATAACTCCAGAAATCATTGACCACTATCTAGAGGCCGAAGATGCGGGTGACTCAGACGGGGTGGAAAACAGCGCGTGGATGTTAGTAAACATTCTCCGCGCAAGGCAACTCGCAGAGGCTATCAAAGTCCCAGACTTGGCTGAGATCGCGGACGACCTCCAGCTTCAGGGTAACAGCGTGGTAGTCTTCCTTAACTTTCGGGAATCTATTGATGCTCTCTGTGAAAGCCTTAACTGCCCAAGCATCCAAGGGGGTCAGAGCGGAGAAGAGAGACAACAGCTTGTTGACGACTTCCAAGAAGATAAGATTCCTATCCTTGTTATCAATACAGCCGCAGGAGGCACGGGGCTTTCACTGCACGATATTAATGGCAAACGCCCAAGAGTTAGTTTAATATCACCAGCCTTTTCCGCGAAGGACTATATGCAAGTCCTTGGGCGCATCCACCGCAATGGGGCAAAATCTGATGCCATCCAAAAGGTGATGGTCGCGGCGGGGTCAATCGAAGAAAGAGTCATTCAAATAATAACGAACAAACTAGACAACCTGAAAAAGCTACACGGACAATGAACACACCAGACCACACCAGTAGAGACCACGCCGAATTCTCCCCCTCCTCTTTGAAGTATGTTGCGGGGTGCGCCGGATACCAAGGGCGCGATGGTACAAGCGAAGCCGCCGAAAAAGGTACGCGAATCCATGAGGCACTCGAAGTGCGCGACCCCTCTGCGTTACACGACGAGGGGGAGACAGGCATCTACGAAGCGATTGTCGCTGAAGAAACTGCCTTCCTTGAGGCATTCGTCAAAGGAGCCGACCATGAGGAACTCAACGAGGTATTACTCGACGTAGCCTTGGACGGGGTAAACACATGGGGAACCTGCGATAGACTGATCATCGTAGGGGATAAAGCGGTGCTTGCAGACTACAAGACAGGCATCTCCAAGATTGACCCTCCCCGCGACAACTGGCAAGCAAGGGCTTATACCGTAGGGGCATTCCAAGCATACCCCGACATTCAGGAAATAACCTTTGTCTTCTATGTCCCCGTCCGCAACGAAACACTGACGGGGGTTTTCAAGCGGGAAGAGCTACCTGAGCTTATTGAAACTTTAACAAAAGTAATTAAGGATGGGGAGAGTGTGCGTCCTAAGTGGGAAGAAGGCCAGCCGGAACTGGATGAACTGAACCCCACAGTAGACTGCCGCTTCTGCGCTCATGAAGATCATTGCCCTGCATTAGGGGGACTGGCGGGTGAA